TAGGTGTTTCGCCGGGTAAATTGTAACTTCCGACAAATAGGCAATGGCTTCTACGGCAGCACAATCCCAATGGTACGGGTTTGAAGGTCGGGCCTAGGTGTTTCACCGGGTAAATTGTAACTTCCGACAAATAGGCAATGGCTTCTACGGCAGCACAATCCCAATGGTACGGGTTTGATGTTGATGAGCATGGGGTCGTCGAGGATGTCATGTTCGGCACCCTGCCGAGTGGTCTGCAAACCCGGGTTATTGATGATAACTCTCTTAGGTTGCAGCAGCTTGATGCACGGGATGAACCGGGCAAAGTCTCTGAGGAGCTCACCGCTGTTGAAGTTATTACTCTTCTGGATGGTTATTACGATGGGGTCTCTACGCGTCCTCTTCTACCTCCCACTTGTGTGATTACAAAATGGGGTTTTGAATGGATCCGACGTGCACTTTTTGGCGATATCTCAGTTGAGAAATTCACTGTGGATGCCATTAAGGATTTTGATCTTGGCACTGAGGACCCTGAGAGTTTTCTTATTGAACATACATATCAAAACACCCACACCATTGCCGGGAATGAAGAGGAGACTCGCGTGGAGGTTGTTACCAAAGTTAAGAAGACCATCCGCAAGGGTAAACGTACTGGTTTTGCGTCAGCCATAGCGCAGGAGGCGTATCTTAAATTTGGAGCCCGCCCTATGACCGAAGCCAACGTTCTTGTGACTAGGCGTTGGCTTAGGAAGTTATTGGAGGATCCGAAATATAAAGATCTGCGCACGGTTGATCGCATGGTGGCTTTGGATCGGGCTCTCTTCCTTTCGTTTGTCCCTACGGATGAATTTAGGATGATGAAGCTTGCCACCAGTACGAAAGCTTGGGAAAAGAGGACTGACCCAAAGGGGCTCCTTGGTGGGCTGTTTGGGAAGGCTTTTATCCTCCACAGGGGTTCTGCCCCTGGAGAGGATGATTCCCATTAGGGGTGCCCAGCGCTCTCCACTGGTTCTGGTTGTGGGAAGACACAGGCCCTTGTGGGTGAATTAGAACCTTTCGAGGAAGTTGTCAAAGGCGTCGTATGGAATACTGTGCCGTTGACAATGGAGGAGGTTTCGTGTCCCAAGACTAAGAACTGCTTGCGGTGGAGAGGGGTGGTGGGCGCCCCGAAGGAACGACGGTACGTAAGAGTGGCTGCCGTTGCTCCGGATGCTTTGATCTCGCCATTCAATCATAGCCTCGATACTTGTTTGAGGGCTATCACAGAACGTGTTTTCTTGGTCAAGGATGGGAGTGGTTTTAAGAACCCCCCTAGACCAAAGAAAGGGGTCTTTGCCCGAACACTTCAGTGTGCTTGGGACAGTTTGGAGCCATGTCTTCCTACGACCGCCCCGGTTAGTCATCAACAGTTTGTTGATCATTATAAGGGCCGCAAGAAGGTGTGTTATCAGACTGCTTTAGATGACTTGCGTGCGGGGCGCGGTAATCTAGAGGAGGACTCTTTTGTGAAAGCTTTCATTAAGTTCGAGAAGACCGATCGCACTATCAAAACTGACCCTGTTCCAAGGGTTATATCCCCTAGGGATCCGAAATATAATATTCGGGTCGGTAGATATTTGCTACCGCTGGAAAAACGGATCTTTAAGTCTATACGTCGTATGTTTAAGTCAGAATCACCAGTTGTCATTAAGGGTTTAAATGCTGAGGCCTCCGCTAACGCTTTGCGGAGCAAATGGGATTCGTTTGTGGATCCTGTTGCCGTTGGCCTAGATGCATCTAGGTTTGATCAGCATGTTTCTTTTGATGCTTTGCGTTGGGAACACCGAGTGTATGCTAGGTGTTTCAAGGGTAAGCATCGTGAGAGGCTTTTATCCCTGTTACGGTGGCAGCTTGTGAATAGATGCTCTGCTGAGGCACCCGATGGTATCGTTGAGTACCGGGTGAGGGGCACTAGAATGTCTGGCGACATGAACACCTCCTTGGGCAACTGTGTCCTTATGTGCTCCATGATTTATGCCTACCTCAAGGCTAAGGGAGTCGAAGGCCAGCTCGCCAATAATGGCGATGACTGTGTTGTTTTTATGGAGAGGTGTGACCTGGCCCGGTTCAGTGAAGGTTTGGATGAGTGGTTCACTAGTTTGGGATTTACTATGGCTGTTGAACCAGCCGTGGATGAGTTCGAACAAGTTGAATTCTGTCAGACTAAGCCTGTTTTTGACGGCCATGGTTGGGTTATGTGCAGGAACCCTAGTACGGCGATAACTAAAGACTCCGTTATGCTTAAGTGTTGGGACTCCCCTAAATTGTTTAGGGGTTGGCTTGATGCTGTTGGAACTGGTGGGATTTCTCTCACCGGTGGCCTACCTGTTTTCCAGTCCTTTTATAACAGCTATGTGCGATCAGGGAAATATCGACCCATACCCAAGGAGCTGTTACCTTGGAGTTTCCGAACCTTATCTATGGGCATGAATCGCAAACCTATGGTGGTTTCGCCAGAGGCTCGTGCTTCCTTTTACTTCGCCTACGATGTTACTCCATGTGAGCAAATTGAATTGGAGAAGTATTACGATAAGTTGGCGATTCATGGGGTTCCGGGGGAGTACCAACCCCGGGGCGTCTTTTTGTGAGACGCACGGACGACCTGGACAAGTCGTAAAACTGTCTATGGGGACCCACCCTAATGTGCCAAATCCAATTTGATGGGCTAATATAAATGCCAAGAGACTGCACGGCACTAGGTTTACGAAGGTGGGTTGAACAGTCCGGTTTGAGCACTGGATCCCATAAAGCTCA